TGGTACATATGATGAGTGGCATAAGCAGTTTGATGCTGAGAATTTTAATTCATATATACGAGACGTTAAGTTAGAATATGAAGAGTGGTTGCAGGGAAGAAATGCACAACACTATATAACAGAGGCTGGGCAAGTAGAAGATTGGTCTGGTGGTAAGTCTGATGACGAGTTAAATAAAGAGTTTGGGCAGGTTCTAAAGAAAGTAGCAGAACAGCGGAGCAAAGATAGTGAGTAGACGTAAGAACGGAACAAATAAACTTAAGCTACAAAAGCTGAGTGAAATAAATGATATCGATAAAAAATTAAAGCGAAAGAAAGCGAAAGAGAGTGAGAGTGAATACAACAAACTATTAATGCGTAGAAACACGCTAAGAGCACAATTAAAACAAAGCTAAACGACAGGAGTATGATATGAACATTAAGAAACTTATAAATGAAGAAGTACATGCATTACTAGAAGTATCTATAACTAGAGGATTTAGTAAAGCTGTGGAAGCTCTACAAGGAGTCCAACTCGATCAACAAAAATTAAGGAAAGCTTTCGTGGGAGAAAAAAATCCTAAGAAAAAAGAAAAAATAAAATTAGCACTAATTAAAATGCACAAGGTTGTACAGAATGCTGAGCTAGAGTTTCAGCGTGTATTAAGAGATGAACCAACAGGTGAGTTAGAAGAGCTAGATGTGAGAAAAACACATGGAGATAAACGCATAGATAATCCAAAGACAGGTAATAAAATAAAGCTACGGACGGCACTAAAAGGTGCAAAAGGTTCTAAAGTATATAAAGCAGCTAGAAGAATATATAATAATCTAAAGGACGGAGAGTAACATGAGAACAATATGGAAAGTCGTAGCTGCAATAGCAGCCATACTTACAGCTTTTTTTGTAGCTAGATCATCAACTGATAAGAAAAAATTTAAAGAAGATGTAAAGGACAATAAGAAAAAGGTAGACGAAGTAAAAAAGAAGAGTAAGGTTGTAAAAGCAAAGAAACAAGCCACTAAAACAGACATTAAAAAAACAAAAGCCAAGATTAAAAAAACAAAAGCTTCTGTAAAATCTACAAAATCAGCAAAGAGCAAGGTTGCAATGTTTGAAGATAAATATAGAAAGGTACTATAAATATGAAATGGTTATTATTATTACTGCTACCGCTAAATATGCTAGCTCAAGATACAATTCAAATGCCTCGAGCAGATTTAGATGAGTTCTTTTTAGCGATTGATACATTAAGAGATCAGGACTCTATAAAGACTATACTAATAAAAGATCTAGAGCATCAGCTAACAAATTATAAAACATTAGCGCAACATGATAGCACCCTTTTGCTGTACAGGGATCAAGAGATTGAGTTATTAAATGAACAGATAGAGCTATATATTGATAGGTTGGATGTAGTTGATAAATGGTATAGAAAGCCATGGGTAGGTGCTGTAGGAGGTGTTGTTAGTACTATCGCACTCATACATGTAATAGACTATTCATTACCACAGTAAAACTTACATTCTATATATTTATATATAATGGCAAAAGATTTAAAACAAATAGTAGCAGATGAATACGTAAAGTGTGCTAAAGACCCAATACACTTTATGAGGAAGTATTGCAAGATACAGCACCCAACAAGGGGTAAGATTAACTTTGACCTTTACCCTTTTCAAGAAAAATCATTGCTGCAATTTGCAGAACACGACTATAATGTAATATTAAAATCAAGGCAGTTAGGTATATCAACATTGACTGCTGGATACACCCTATGGTCTATGATTTTTAACTCTGATTTCAACGCGCTAGTAATCGCAATCAAGCAGGATACTGCAAAAAATCTAGTAACCAAAATACGTGTAATGCATGAGTTCTTACCCAGCTGGTTGAAGGGGCAGATCCTTGAAGATAATAAGCTTTCGCTAAGGTTAGCCAACGGTTCTCAAGTTAAAGCTGTATCTAGTTCACCTGACGCTGGTAGATCAGAGGCTTTATCACTACTTGTAATTGATGAAGCTGCTTTCATCGATAGTATAGATGATATATGGACATCTGCTCAACAAACATTAGCAACTGGAGGTAAATGCATTGCGCTATCTACACCTAACGGGGTAGGTAATTGGTTTCACAAAACATGGGTAAAAGCAGAGAGTGGTGAAAATAAATTTAATACAATTAGATTACACTGGACCGTTCACCCGGAACGAGATCAAAGTTGGAGAGACGCACAAGATATTCAGCTAGGGCTAGATCAAGCAGCACAAGAGTGTGACTGTGATTTTATAAGTTCCGGTAAATCTGTCATCCCGGGTCCGTTATTAGATTGGTATCGCACTAACATGGTGCAAGATCCTGTTGAGAAAAGAGGGCATGATGGTGCTTATTGGGTATGGGAATATCCGAATTACACTAAAAGTTATATTGTTGTAGCAGACGTCGCGAGAGGTGATGGAGGGGACTACTCAACATTCCATGTTATTGATATAGAGACTGTTACACAAGTTGCAGAGTACAAAGCACAGATAGGTGTAAAAGAGTTTGGTAATATGTTAGTAAACGTAGCTACAGAGTATAATGAAGCTCTCTTAGTTATTGAGAATGCAAATATAGGATGGGCAGCTATCCAGCCAGCAATAGATAGAGGGTATCACAATTTATACTATACATATAAACATGAAGGCGTGGTAGATCCTGAAGTTCAATTACGTAAAGGTTACGATGTAAAAGATAAGTCTCAGATGGTGCCAGGGTTCACAACATCCTCCCGAACTAGACCACTTTTGATATCTAAGTTAGATATTTATTTTAGAGAAAAAGCTTGTATTGTGAAATCTAGTAGACTTATAGATGAACTGTTTGTCTTTGTGTGGAAAGGTTCTAGACCTGAAGCACAGGTTGGGTATCATGATGACTTAGTTATGGCATTTTCAATAGCGATGTATATACGTGATACAGCGTTAAAGTTAAGGAATGACGGACTAGAATTAAATAAGCGAGCAATTAGAATGATGGGTACAAATACAACATATAATGGAGCGTACAGTTCTAATGCAGACTCTAACGATTCATGGAATATGAATGTTGGAAACGATAAAGAAGACTTAACATGGTTATTATAAGGAGATACTAAAAATGGCAGACAAAACATTTTTCGGAAGACTGCAAACACTTTTTTCAACAAATGCTATTGTACGCAGAGTTGGTTCAAAGAAATTAAAGGTTATTGATGTAAACAAGGTGCAATCAAACAGTGGCCTATCAACAAACAGGTTAATTGATAGATATTCAAAATTACACGGATCAACTACGAACACTACTTATAACCAACACAAGACATTTCATCAACAGCGACTCAGCTTATTTACAGATTATGAGTCAATGGACGAGGATTCTATTATATCCTCTGCACTTGATATATACGCCGATGAGTCAACAATAAAAAATGAGTTTGATCAAGTATTATCTATATCTTGTCATGACGAAGATGTAAATAAAATATTACACAATCTCTTCTACGATATATTAAATATAGAGTTTAATCTATGGCCATGGGTTCGTAATATGTGTAAATACGGTGACTTTTATCTAAAGCTTGACATAACAGAATCACTAGGTATTACAAATGCAGAGCCAATATCTACATATGAGATGGTTCGAGAAGAAGGCACAGATCCTGAAAATACAGAGTACGTAAAATTTGTGCATGACGTTACTATGGGTGGCGGTACAGCTGTCAACAACAGCCAAAAGACAGAATTAGAGAATTATGAAGTAGGACACTTTAGACTATTATCAGATACAAACTTCCTACCATATGGAAAATCGATGCTTGAAGGAGCTAGGAAAGTATGGAAGCAGCTAACACTTATGGAAGACGCGATGTTAATACATCGAATCATGAGAGCTCCAGAGAAGAGAATATTTAAAATTGATATCGGAAACATACCTCCTGCAGAAGTTGATAACTATATGCAACAAGTTATTAATAAAATGAAAAAGGTACCGTATATAGATGAGCAGACTGGACAATACAACCTTAAATTTAACATGCAGAATATGTTAGAGGATTTTTACTTACCAGTTAGAGGAGGGCAAAGTGGTACAGAGATAGATTCACTTAGTGGAATGGAATTTACAGGGATTGATGATGTTGACTATCTTAAGAATAAGATATTTGCAGGATTAAAAGTACCTAAAGCCTTTTTAGGGTATGATGAGACAACAGAAGGTAAAGCAACCTTAGCAGCTGAGGATGTTAGATTTGCAAGAACGATTGAGAGAATCCAACGAATAGTTGTATCAGAGTTAACTAAAATTGCAATCGTGCACCTGTACTCACAAGGATATACAGATGAAAAATTAGTTAATTTTGAGTTAAAGCTAACCAACTCCTCTACAATCTACCAGCAAGAAAAATTAAACCTATGGACAGAAAAAGTATCTCTAGCAGATGCTATGAAAGAGAATAAAATGTTATCTGAAGAGTGGATATATAAAAATATATTTAACATGAGTGATAAAGAGTTTGCTGACGAGCGCGTTAAGGTGGTTAAAGATATGGAA